CAAAGTCATAATCATCTTCAATATCTTTTTTCATTATACATACACATTAGTTGAACTTTGTACATCACCTAAAGCACTAGATGTTGCGCCTGTAACTCTTTCAGGTATAACAAAGTACGCTGTAGGATTAGATATGATTAATATATTACCAGTACTATCCCATGATTTAACTACACCGGTAGATCCAGATGTAGTGGCCGCAACGGTTTCACCAACGGTAAAATTACCAACAACATTAGTTAATACAACTCTAATACTGTCAGCAACAGCCGGGAATGGATATAACACATCATATGTATATGAGTCAGTTACATTTGCACTTGTAGGATTAGTGGTAACTGTTTGACGTTCTAGTAGAGCATTATTTTGTGCATCAAAATCAAAGAAGTCATTTGTTACTTTACGTATTGTTTTCTTATTCTGAACTGCTTCATAGAAATTAACTCGTGTTTCAAACTCTAATGAATATATGATAGCTCGTCTAGTTATAAAGTCACCTTCATAATCATCATTCATAGTCACACTAGTAAGAACAATAGGTATATCTGACTTAATACCAATTGCAGGAACCTCATTAATAGTTACTGTATAATCTGGTTTAAACGTTGGCAGAATCTGTTCTAAAATCTGTAAAGCTTCATCTTGGTTTTTTGTCATGATATTTAATTGAATACCAAGACGATATGGAGTAGGTGTTCTTACAGAATTGCGAGTGTTATTTGTAATAGAGCCAACTCTAATTTCGTTTGTTTTATTAACTGTTTGTGTAGTATCATATGTCATTGAAGTAATTTCAAAAGACATTCTTGGTAACTTAATCGCTAACTTAGAATCACTTAAATTACTTTGATCTTGTACCCTTGCCAGAAACTTAGACCTAGGTCCATAAGCTAAAGGCACTTTAATAGTTTGCAGAATGTTTCCACTTGCGTCATCTTTATGTACTTCAATATTATTAAATAAAGTACCAAATACAGCTATTGTTCGCCTGATGGCGGCATGATAAAAATAAGTTCCGAACATTATGTAATTTCTCCGAATGGATTGGACTCTGTAAAGTCAATTATATTATCACCAAGTGTTTCAAAGTCTTGGTTTTGTGCATATGGATCACCAGACATAGCTAATTCAGGCGCATCTACCTGAACATACCAAGTTGCTCCACTGTCTAAGCCAGTAATAATATCAGCAGCTAAACTACTTACCTTAAACTTTCTTGCAGTTCCATCACTACCGACTTCATTAATAACTGTAAGAGTACCTACACCAACTAAAACACTAAAGGCCACAACTTCGGCAGTTACATATATTGGTGCACCTAATTGATCAACTTCACCAGTGTTTTGCCTAATTGTTTCACCAGGAGCAAAATGTCCCGATCCGTTATTAACAGTAAATACCTGTTGGTATGAATAACGTTCTTGTAACTCATCAACTTCACGTATGCCTGTTTCCAGTTCCTCATTAGAGTACTCGAATAACTCACATTCCAATTTATATGTTGGTAAGTTATTTAACTGATAAAACGGCTGTTCATGTTCTACAAAACGAATTTCAAATAAAGATCTTGATAACGGCAAGTATACTAAGTCACCTTCACTTGGTCTTGTATCATTAATTGAGTTATTGTAAAACCCTACTAAGTTTTCCCAGCGTTTACGTGCTACTACAAATGTAGCTTGGTCACGTATTTCAACTCCAAACTTTCCAAGTAAATCACCTTCACCTGCAAAGCCTTCAGAAGTTTCAATGTACATTTCAATAGTGTATGCATCAGTAAATTTAGAATAGTCTTCATTTAAGAGTTCATCGCGATTGATTAGTTGCCTAGGAATGTATATGACATCTTGCCCATACATCTTAAGCGACTCAATAACAATATCCTCATATAGATTTTGTTCAGTTTTTACCTTAGGACTAAAATATACATTAGTTGCCATGTCTTTATCCTACATAGAATTCTGGCATAGCTTCGTATTTTAGTTGCATCTCTTCTTCGATTTTATCAATCTCTGCGTTTGCT